CATCGGCGCGAAGGGCGAAGGCAACCATCCATGGGATGCCAACGAGGTCTTTGGGCTTCATTCCTGGCGGTAATAACTTTTTAAACTTAGACTGCTCGCGCAATATCTTTAAATCCTCCCTTGGATTTACATAATGTAATCCAGACGTGCTTGTTCCTTGCGTATTTCCATCTTTAGGCGTGGCATAAGAATCCCCTAAATTCAGCCAGCAAGTGCCATCGGAACGTAGAACACGCCGGACTTCACGGAACACCGCAACCATCTTGGCAACGTATTCTTCCGGAGTTTTTTCAAGGCCGAGTTGGTTGTCAATGCGTTTTGCACCGCACGGACAATCTCGGCTTGATATTGTCCCACTACCGCTGTTGCTTGCCTGTTTCCCGCTTACCGGAGTAGCAAATCGTCCTCCTCGTTTTTCTGGTGAGTGGTCGCAATTCGGATCGCCGCCATCCCACTTCGCCGTGCCGTAATCCCTTAACCCCCAATACGGCGGACTGGTTACGCAACAATGCACGGATGCATCGGGCATGGTCTTTAGAACCGTCAGGCAGTCACCTTGTAGGATTTTAACACTCATTCATCGCCCCTCCCCGCTCTCGCGTTCCCATTCCGCCCAGTGCCGCTCCTCTGCCGCCCAATCCTCGGGGCTCAGTTGCCAGAATGCGGCCATACGCGCCTGCTGGCAGTTGGCTTCATCGAAGTCCTGGCGGCGGTAGAATGTTGATTCCTGTGGGGCGTTCATACTGCGCGCTTCCATCCGTTCTTCTTGATCTCGTCAATCAACTTTCCGGCTTCTTCTATTTTCAGGTTCTTGGTTTCGTAACCGTAACGGCGAAGTAGTGACGCCTGTTTTATCGTGCATAAATGTTCGTGCCATCTTCTAAATTGTTCGTTCAAAATCTGTTTGGCTTGGTGGTATGGTAATGCCGAAGGATCAATGCCAATTTTTAAAAGTACATCTCCTTGTTTTTCAGTCAATCGCTTGCCGTTGTCCTTCGAATATCCCACTTGCGGCTCAATGTTATAGGCGTCGAACGGATCAATGTTGGTTGCTGTAAACTTTGCTCGAGCGACAAGGTGCGCCTTGCGTGCGGCCTCCTTCATCCGGCGTTTCTCGCGTTCTATCCGCATCAGTGTTTCTTCCTCGTCAATCAACTCGTCCATACGCATGGCACCGCCTTCGCGTTTGGCTCGTTCGATGGCAGCTTCAATTACTTCGTCTGATACGTTGCCGCCCAGGATGTCTGCGCTGGTCATCAGCCTGTGTCGGCCACTGTTGCCGACAAAGTCCAGAATCAAGCACGTTGGTTTGGCACTGGCGGCGATGGCCGCTTTGCGCTCGTCGTCGCTGTTCAGGCCGTCTACAATGCCGGGTAGTGGGCGCGTGGCACGTCCGGCCATCTGCGCGTAGAGCGACCGGCTCTTGGTGAGCCGCGCCATGACAATAAGTTCGACGCCCGGATCGTCGAATCCTTCGGTGAGACAGCCTACGTTTACAACGTACTGAATCCGTCCGGCCGCAAAGTCCACCAGCATCTGACGCCGCTCGTCTTTGTCGGTCTTTCCACACACCCACGCCGCAGAACCCGGTTTGTGTCGGTTCAAAATGTTGGCCAGACTTTCGGCCTGTGCCACGCTAACCGTAAATATCAACGTGCGACGGTCGCCGGAGATCGTGATCGTTGGGTCTGCTACACCGTGCAGGTTCTGTTCAAGCTCCATAACCTTTGACAGATCCGCGCCGTTCAGGTCGCCGGCTGTGGTGCGTACCTTCGAGAAGTCCAGCCCTTCGACGTGGATCATCTGCTGTTCGATCGGGACCAGCCAGCCCTGGTGGATGGCGTCGAGAATTTCATAGTCGTATGCGACGGATTCAAACACCTGACCAAGTGCTTCTTCGTCGGAGCGGTCCGGCGTGGCGGTTACGCCCAGCACCTTGAGTTTGGGGTTCTGGCGGTAGTAGTCAATGACACGGCGGTATGACTTTGCTGTCGAGTGGTGGTTTTCATCGATGAAAAGGTATCCGTAATCGTCAGGTAAAAACTTTCCCATCCGTCCGCCGCCGTCACCGCCGGAGTTCTGCGTCTGGACGGTGCTTATGATTACCTGCGGATCGCCGTATAACCCTTCCACCAGTGTCTTTAGGTTGCCCATCTCGATGTCGGTTTTAAATCCTGTCACCAGTTCGATCTTTTGCTGTGCCTGAAATATCAATTCTTCGCGGTGGGCCAGGAACATAACGCGACGCGGAAAACAGCGCCGTATCAACTCGGCCATGACGATGGTCTTGCCGGTGCCAGTTGGCAGGACCGCCATCGTGGACGCGTGGTCTTTCCATTCATTCCAGACAGCGTCGACTGCTTCGTTTTGATAAGGGCGAAGGATCATTTCTTCAATTCTTTTGGAGCCATGTGATAGGAGAAGTCGCCAAGAAATCCACGGTTTTTACATGCCCGGCATCCCTCGCCCTGGCAGTATGGACATACAGCGTGGGGCATGGTCGATTTAATGGCAGTGTATGCTCTTTCGATTTCTGCCTGGACCTGCTGGTGGTTGCATTGCGCCCAGAGCAGGTCTTTCGTTTCCTCCGCTCGTTTGGACGTCATCTTGATCTTGGATAATTGAGTGCAGATGTCTTGTATTTCCTGTCGGCGTCGCCACAAGGGGAGGAGCTTGGCGGGGATGATCTTGCCGTTCTTATCCTTGGCCTTCGCGTTCGGATCTGGTGGTGGACCACCGATGTCGGTCTTGGCAGTTGCTGTCTTCTTTGCCTTCCCTGCCTTCTTTACCTGTGCCATCGTCTTTGCGCCGGACACCACTTCTTGGAATTGTGCCTCTGGTAATGCCGCCAGTTTTTGCGCATGTGAGCTTTCGTTTTTTGATACGCCAAGGTCGGCAAGGGTGGGTGAGTTTTCTTTGTCGTGGTCACCAGTGAGTACCGCGTGTTTTAATTGACCTTTTGCTCGCTTGGTTGCCTTCAGCATCTCGCCCATTTTACGTTCGGCCATCAGTGCATAATACCGGCAGTTTTCGATTACTTCGTCGCCCTTCTTCTTTCGTGTCGCCCAGTCCTTTGCCGTCAACGCCAGGTCTTTCAGTTCTTTCGCTCTCTGCACCGTCGTGGCCTCGACCAGCATCTGTGATGCGCGGGTCATAATCGCTAATGATGTTTCGTTTCCCATAATATTAAACTCCCGCGCGTTGGTAAGGCAGACGCGCACCCTGCCCCCTTGGAGCAGGGAATTAGAACGGCAGGTTATCGAACGCCGTCTTCAGGTGTGCCATGATCGCACCCCAGTCAGAGGCGTCGTAGGATATCTGTTCTTTATCACCGTGAACTTTTCTGACAATTTCCAACCACTTGTTTTCGATTTCTTCCCGCGTTTTGTTGTCCTTCTTCATTGTGTCATTGATCGCTTTCCAGCATTCGTTCATGCCGGATGGTGGGAATGTCTTATTTTTTGGCACTGGTGCCTGAACAGGTGGCGCGGTCGGTGGTGTGCTTGGTGACGCACTCGGTTGCGAGGCAGCCTTTTTTTGTGGGACCGCAACACCGCCGTTTATCGCGCGTAGCCTGGCACCGTACTTTGCCAATACAGTCTTGCGATCTCTGTTGGCAATTTCAGCGCCGCCAATGTTTTCACCTGGCAAATTCACCCATGCAATTTCCGATACCGTGTGTTCAAGTCCGTCTCTGGTGCCGATGAAGGTTTTGTTCTCAATCACCAGTTCAACATCAATTTCAGCCAATGCGGCTTTATTGTCCATTAGCCAGTACGGGTCTAAACCGTCCCAACCAAACACCTTTTTTACTCCGTTAATGATTTTGATATGTGGCTCGCCGTTTGCTTTTGCCAACCAAAACGTTTTTATGATCTTCTGTCCGTCTTGGAGCACAAATTCCACATTTGCGACCAGGCACCCGTTTTTATGGGTACCAACATCAATGTACTCCGTAGGCCGCGCCGGATATGTTCCGTTTTCTAACTGCATGTTTCGGTCCCTCCTTTATTTGGTTTGTTTTACCGACTATTTAATACCCAATAGATTCCAGAACGTCATATCGTTCTGAATGAACGGCAAGGGATCGTTTTGAATCCCGCGCGCTTTTGATAAGCGGCTCGGAGATGTGTCGAGATAGATTGTTCGGCTTCCCGATCCAGTGGCCTTGCCCTTAACAACATTCTTGTCGAGGTCAATGAATACCAGATGGTCCAGAAACTGAACAAACTGACGCATGTTGCTGGCCTTCGGGTCGTCAACCAGACACGGTTCATGGCGCGTGTAATTAGAACCATCAGGGTTGTTGAACTTGATGATTCTTTCGTGTGCGATTAGGATGAACGATACGTTGCGTCGTCTTGCGTTGTCGATGTCGGCCAACAACTTTTTGAACTCATCCGTCACGAACACCAGCCCCGCCTTATATTTAAAGTCTTCCAGCGAGTCCATGGCTTTCGTTCCGTCGTTTGCTTTCTTGGTACGAATGACATATTCAGCCGACCAATCTTCGGCGTGTGTAATGCTATCAATGCCAGCAATGCAATCTTTTAAGGACTGAACCCACGATCGCAGGTCTTCCCATGTTTCGATCCCTTGAACCTTATTAACATCAAGGTCGTCCATACTGCGCTCGATGTCGGCGAATAACACATCGGGACAAAGAGCCGCCAAGCTGCTCTTGCCGATACCTTCCGGTCCGTAAATGCCGAGCTTGAACCCATCGCGCGTGACGCCTTTCTTTACCGAAAAAACCTTTTTCGGCACCGGTGTCATCATCGGCGGTCGAGTCATCATCGGCGGCCTGCCGATTCCGGCTACCTTGTTTTGAACATTACTAACCATTACCTGTCCCTCCTTGTTTTGCCGCCAGTTCCGGGTTCCTTTCCCCGACGATAAATCCGGCTGGCGGTTGTGCCGGATTCAATTCTATGTTTTGCAGACATGGTTCTTTGAATTCGCAAAAGTTGCAGTTCATCGCGCCGCTGTTCCGCGGCCATGCCTGGTACGGTTTTGCCGTGGACCGCGACGCGCGTCGCAGGGAAAGAATCATCCGTCCAATCTCAAGACGCTGAACAAGAAATTCTTTTAGGTCTTGGTCGAGTACCGGGACTTCGCGCCGGGCGAAGTAGAACTCGGGGCGTGCGATCGTGTCGTCAGTCAGGCGCTGGCAGTATTCTTCGTTGGTTTCAAGGCGTGTTTGAACAACGTACCCTTTTGCGGTGTCGCCGGATTCGCGCGGGGTATTATCCTTCTTCATTACGCGCTGGCCGCTGGCGTCCTTTACAATCTTGTGTCCTTGTTCGTCAAGGGTTGAGATCGTCTTTGGCCTGATTGTTGGCTTGCGTGTTACGTCGTAGTAGATAACCTCGGTTGGTAATCCGCAAAGTCGTGCCGCGTCAACATACATCATGATCTGGTTATTGCATCGCAGGCGGAGCCAGTAGTCAGATTCCGGTGCCACGCTGTCGCTGGTCGTCTTGTGTTCCATCATCACTGAACGGCCATCTTCGTGTGTGCCGATTCCGTCGATCTTGCCAGCCGAGTTAAAGGTGCGTGAGCCCTGGAGCGGAAATTCAAATTGTTGTTCCGGCTGCATCTCAATGATTGGGTCTTTGGGGTAGTAGTGATAATAGCCGGTTAACAATCCCGTCAGCGTGGCAACCTGCAGTTCGTCCAGCGTCTGGTAATCGGCTACGGCCGTCATCAGTGCTTCCTCGCCGGTCTTGTGTTGCCACCGTGCTTCCATTGCCCGGTGCCAGGCGGAGCCAAATGTCAGCGCCGCTTTCTCGCTGGTGTGCTGAAGGCGTAGTTCGTAGCGGTAGTAATACTTCCGCATGCATCCGAGCAGTGTGGTCATCATCGAGTTGGTCAGGTTCTCTCTGATCATGGTTGTTATCCTTTTTGTGGTATCAGGAATTCGCTTCGTATTGCATTCATCATTATGTTTCTTGTTTTGTTGGTGACAGTTTCTGCAATAAGATCGACGATGGTTGTATCGTCATCATTAAGGTGCGCTCGTTCTATCATTGCCGGATCAATCCACAAAA